CTTTACATACTGCGAAGCGATCCTCAAAGGGATTCGGTTCGCCAGCTTCGGATTCCGTGCCGCAGCTGGTCAGCACGGCTGCCAGCATGAACAGCACCAGTACCAGTGAAACAACTCGCATTTTCATTTTTTTCTCCTTTCAGGCGGCCACGGGTGGCCTGTGTGCTGGGCCTTCGTCGTCCCCAGCCTCGCAAACTCACGCCTTGCCTTTTCGTGCCGTTCAGCTTCCTCCATGCAGGACTGCTTCATATCGCATTCGGCGCAGCTATAAATGACAAGGTTCGGGACAGAAAACGCTCCGAAGCACGGCTTGACATTCACACTTTCACACCTCCTGCACCCTCTCAAACGGCTCCGCAAAGTTGATCTCCACACCAGCCTTTTGCAGGGCCTCGTCGATAAGCTCCTCCGTGGTCAGGCGGTTCACGACGTAGTAGTCCATCCTTTTCAGCAGCCGACGATTTCGGATTGTGCCGAAACGGCTAATGTCATGCATTGCGAGGGCCGCTGCCGCGTAGCAGTCCTTGATGACAAACTTCACAGCTGCTTCCCAGCCTGCATTGAAGCCATGCTGATACGTGGTTTCCGCCATCGGGTTTGTTTTGCGGAAGGCCTCAACCTTCTCAGCGAGCTTCTTTTCCAGCCGCTCCTGCTGCCGGGCCTGCTGCCTGGTCATCGTCATTTCCTCCCCACCTCCTTTTGTGAATTGCTTTCATCCGCTGCGAGCTTGCCTCGCGCATGAGGCAGCCACAGGAGCGCGTGTTGTGGTTGTGCAGAAGGTTCTGGCTAAGGACAACAACCTCATTGCCGCACTTGCATCGGCACAGCCACAGGGCATCCGTGTGGCCGGGGCGAACCCTCGACCCTGCTCGGGCGATAACCTCAAGGCGGTCAAACTTCCGCCCGATCAGGTTGTGCACATTGCCCATCGTCACTTCCTCCCGCGGATCACCATGTCGCCGACGGAATAGCGGTTGTAGGTCTCCTCGTCCACGATCCAGGTCGTTGCCTGCCGCCCATCCGTGCTCGTGATGCCCAGCGCGTGCACCCAGGGCGTGTCATCATCCACCGGGAAATATGCCGGGTGGTAGGTCTTGCTGTCAATGTGGCCCGTCATGGGGGCCGGATTGCCCGCCAGCAGGTAGATCGACCCTGCCACGAAGGCCAGGGCCAGCACCAGGCAGATGATGCTGATGATAATATCCTTACTCATTTGTAGTCGTCTCCTTCTCTTTCAGATCGTGACCGGCCTCGAACTCGCGGTACAGGTGGAACCAGTCCTCCAGGCGCATGGTCACGAGGATGTCAGCGTTGTTTTTCTTATGGAATACGGCGGGGAGGTTGCCCTTGCCGCTCGCCTCTGCGTCGCGGATCGCCTGCGCCATCCACTCATAGAGGCTCATTTTTTCGACGTGCTTGGCCTCAACGTGAATGCCGGGCAATCCTACCACGTCGGACGCATCGCCCGTGTTGCCGCAATATTGGGCCGTTCTGCGGGCATCGTAGCCGTACTCACGAAAGCGGGAGGCAAGGGCGCGCTCGAAGCGCTTGCCCTTGTCCCGTGATGCTTTGCCCATTCAATCACCACCTATCTTTTTTCAAATAAAGAACAATGAAAGTAATGCTATATGAAGCACTTGATCTGTTGCGTATGAGATCAGCTTGTACCTTGCTTTGAGCGTGTCGATGATGTAATGGCTAAGCAAGATCACATACATCTGCCAGCACCATCCAAATACAAAACAGAACGGGACTATGTACAAGAATGTGTGGACAAGCATGTGCCATAGATTGATCCCCTTGGTCATGGCGATGTAATCGCCTTGCAGCACATAATCGCCAACGAAATGGCAGATAAGAAGCGCGTAAAGCGAGGGCATAATCGGAACCGTTTTGGTTACATACAGGATGGGATTAGACTCCATCAGGAGCACCACCTTTCAGTAGCTCAGGGTTGTCGTGGATGTTGCCATCAATGCGGTATACAGCATCATGGTACATGTAGTAGAACCGCTTGCGTTTCTTGTCATCAATCCCAAAGGAGCCGTCTTTGAACACGATCACGCCGCGCCCGGACAAGCCGCTGGTGCGCATCTGTACAACGTCACCCTCGAAAATCTTTTTGCCGGTCTTGTCGGTCAGGCCGGTGTACTGGCCCACGGTGGCGGGGTTAACTTGCCCGTAGCTGCCAAGCAGGGAGGAGTCCGGCGTGATGATGCACACGCCGGTCTGCTTCACATCCAGGTTGCCATAAGACCAGCTGCCGTCGTGGAGCTTTCCGCGGAACAGGATTTCACGCATTGTCAGTGCCTCCTCACTCTGCAGCCTTGAAGTTGTAGACCGGACGGATGATGTTCAGAATCTCAACCGTATCGGAGATCAGGGGAACAATCGCATCCATCGGCTTGTACGCAGAGGGTGCTTCGTCAATCGTGTCGGCGCTGACGGACGTGGTATACACGCCATTCATGGTCTGTTTGAAGTCCTCGACGCTCAGATTTTTCCTGGCCTCAATGCGACTCATGAGCCGCCCTGCGCCGTGCGGAGCGGACTGATTCCAGTCGTCATTGCCCTTGCCGAGGCAGATCAGGCTGCCGTCGCGCATGTTCATCGGGATCAGGAGCAATTCGCCAGCCCAGGCAGATACGGCACCCTTGCGGACGATGTTGCTTTCCATGTCGATGTAGTTGTGGATGGTCTCAAAGACATCCAAGCAATTCCAGTCCATTGCATCGACGATGATCCCCGCCATAATGCGGCGGTTGCGCGAAGCATACCGCTGGCATATCTGCATGTCGTGAAGATAATCAAGGCGATCCTGCCCGGTCAGGTAGCACAGCTGCTTCGGTATGATGCCCCATTGGGCATCGCGTTCACGGCTGCTGCGTTCATTCTCAAAGGCAGCAAGAGCCTCGCCGATCTCCTTCTCCCGGCCCTGCTCCTTCAGCTCGCGGATGATTTGATTCCGCCGGTTGGCGAATTCCTCCCGGCTACCATAATGGCGCTCAATGGCAAGCCGCTGGTAGTAGTCCGCCACCTGCTTGCCCAGGTTGCGGCTGCCTGAATGGATAACGAGATAGTGGTCGCCGTCATCGTCCACATCCACCTCAATGAAGTGGTTGCCGCCGCCCAAGGTGCCGATGCTGCGCTCAAAGTAGTCGCCACCGCGCAAGTGCTCCCGGCAGCGCAGGTCTTCCAGCTCAGAGAAACGATGGTGCACTTCATCGTGGGCATTCATGCCGGACGGAATCTTCTCACGGATCACCGCGTCCAGCTTTGCAAAGTCCATAACGCCCTCAACCTGCGTCGTCAGCATGCCGCAGCCGATGTCAACGCCCACAACATTCGGGATCACCTTGTCCCCCAGGTCAGCCGTGAAGCCGATCACGCAGCCTGCACCGGCGTGAACGTCGGGCATGATACGCACCTTGCTGTCAGCGAAAGCAGGCTGCGCCATCAGCTGCTCAATCTGCATCAGCGCGTTCTCGTCGATCTGGGAAGCAAAAATCTTCAAGTCCTTTTCCATCTTTTATTCCTCCGTCAGAAGGGCAGTTCATCGGTTTCCACCGCGGTGTAGCCGCTATTCGGCACCGCAGGAGCGGGAACGGGAGCAGCAGGGGCAGCATAGCCACCGGCGGCCTGTTCGTCGTTGCGGCTGGAAAGGAACTCCACGTCATCCGCCGTCACTTCCAGCTGCACGCGGGTGCTGCCGTCTCCTGCCTGGTATGTACGGTAGCTCAGAGGCCCGGAGACGAACACCTTGCGGCCCTTCGACAGATACCGTGCGCAGTTCTCGCCGAGCTGCCGCCAGGCAGTCACGCGGAAATACAGCGTGTTATCCTGGCCGCCACGCTTCTCATTGACGGCGATGTCGAAGTTGCACACCTGCTCGCCCTTGGGCGTGGCCCGCAGCTCCGGGGGCTTGGTCAGGTTGCCGATCAGGATGATCTTATTCATTCGCACCACCAGCCCTCTCTGCCACCAGGTTGGTGACGGTTTTTCCACCGTTCTTGGTCTTTTCAAGCCAGACCTTGTATCCGTTCTTGACGAGGATCGTCGCCACGGTCAGCCTGTCCTCCGGTTTTTCAATCTGAATAATCATGTTGTTTCATCCTCTCCAGGGAATTCCGGTTTGACCACCCACCGGAAAGGTTCGATGCTTACGAGATAATGACCAGGCTGCCCTCGTCCTCAAGCTCGCGCATCAGGTAGTCACGGATTCTGTTCTTCGCGTCGATCTTCCACGCGCCTCCGTCCGCCTCAAACAGGCCACAGGTCACGCCGCCCGCGGCGTTCTGCTTCATGCGGAAAATGTACTTCGCAGCAGGCTGTTCCACCTCAACGAAGGTGCGATACGCCTGCAACTCGACGGGATTCGGCACCATCGCGTCAGCCTTCGAGGCAACGCCCGTCTTGATGGTGGCCTTCTGCGTCACGCCGTCGTCGCCATACTGAGCAACGGAGCCAGCTTCCACCGTTCCGGCGAACTTCAGCAGCAGCGCACGGTCGGGGCTGTCAACAAACTTCGACTGAAGGTTGATGCAGAATTCTTCGAGGCCGATGAACTCATTGAACCGGAATGACGGCACCTGCGCGGTCACATTGACCAGGTATTCACGCTTCCGCTCGATGTCCAGCACGGAATACAGCTTGACCTCGGTCGGACTGACGATGTGAACGAACGCTCCATCACGGGGATCAAACTTGGACTCGATGTAGTCAATCAGGCTGGAAAGGCTGGTCATGCTGATCGGCTCCGCCTTCGGGTTATGACTGACCCTGTGCAGGGGCTTGTCGGAATAGGTCTCGCCGTTGATTTCCTGGATGTTCGGGTTCGCGAGGCCGACGATGTACTTGATAGCCTTTTCGATCATGATGTTTTCCTCCTATTACTTGTTCGCAGCCGCGCGGAAATCGAGAACGTTGTTGGGCTTGGGCTGTGCGGGCAGGATTTCGCCAGTCTCCTTATCAACCTTGTCGCCGCCGGTGGGCACCACATCGTTGAAGGATAACTGACCCACGACCTGCTTGCCGTATTCCTTGGCATACACCTCGCCGGTTTCCAGGTCTTTGCCGATGACGAAGCTGGTTTCCATCGGGGACTGCGGTGCCAGCTTCTCAGCCACAAGGATGCCGCACTTCACGTCGTCGCGCTTTTCGTTCTGGGTGAACTTCAGCTTGATGATGATTTCGCGGCTGTTCTTGTACGGGGTGTTCGGGTTCTGGAGGTTTTCGACAACCTTCTCAAACGACTTCGCGAACTGCTCCTGCAGCGCGCCGCCAACCAGTTCTTTGAGTTCGATCTTTTCCATGACTCTTTATTCCTTTCTATTACTTACCGAACAGCGCAGCCCTCGCGTCGTCCTTCTTGCTGACTTCCGTGGAGATCGCGGACTTCGGAGCGGGCTTCGGTTCCTCGACCGGCTCGTCAGGGATAGCATCCGCCGGATACTTTACGGCATCCCCATCAGGCTCGACGGGTGCCGTGATGATGTCCTCCGGCAGATCGCCAACGTTGCGCTCCTCCGCCGTGTACATGCCGCCCAGGTCTTCCGGGAAGGCCTCGCGGAGCGCCTGCACCACGGCGACCTTGCGGATCATGGAGGCAGGCTTCGTGCTCCACTGCTGGTTGACTTCGCCGTTGCTCTTGCGGCCAACATACTCGTCGAAGGAAACAGTCATCATCAACGGAACCTGCCAGCCCTTGACGTATACCTTCGCCCAGCCGCCGACCAGCGTTTCACCTTCCAGCACGATGCTGCCGACGCGGTTGTCCATCAGGCCGTTTTCCATCAGCACGACCACGCCCGCCTCCAGGCCCGCATAGGCCGGATTGCGCATGGCGCGCTTCATGTAGGTCTCCTTGCCGACGACCATCGTCGCAGGCTGCTTGTCGCCATACTTGATCAGGTACGCCTCCCGCAGGAAGGGGTTGAGCTTCTGGTACTTGCACAGTGAAATGAACATCATCACTTCCTGGTCGCTCACCTGGCCGCCGCCGTTGACCAGGTACGAGCGCACTAGGTTCGGGCTCAGCTTCACCATCTGGCCGCTGACATCAAATTCCGTCAGGCCCCTTTCCTGGGGCTGCTCCACTTTCGCCAATCTGTTCTGTACTGCCATTTTTCATCATCCTTTCGTTTACTTCTTCATTTTGCTGCCAAGGTAGGCCGCCAGCACGAAGATCAGCGCCAGCGCAACAATCGTGCCGCAGATGATAGCGGTGATCATCACAGCAGTCGTCATGGTCACACCTCCTTTCAAAGTGCTTCAATCTTGATGCCACGCTGCTGACAGAAGATTTTCAGGGCCTTCGCGTCGTCCGGGGTCAGCAGGGCGCGGAAGGAAATCCACTCGCGCTCAGGCTCGGCAGCGGGTGTCGGCTCAACCGTCTGGAATTGCCGGACAGTTACCGGAGCGGCCTGCTGGGCCTCATGCGCGGCCTTGCGCAGGGCCATTTCCTGGAGCCTGTGGGCCTCTCTGACGGCCTCCGCAAGGCTCTGCGTATTCTTGTAATACTCCTCGGCCTCGAAGGCGTAGGCGGGCATTTCGCGGATCACAGCGAGGTCTTTTTCCGTCTGCTCGATGATCGCGTCGATCTCCGCCACAATGGTCTTCATGGAGTAGGATGCATTCAGCCAGGCGGGCTTGATGCTGCGCAGCCATTCAGGCGCGCCGGTGCCCTGCCAGTATGCGAGGATCGTCTCCTGCTTTTCGGCCTTCTGCTTCTCCTCGAACGCTTTCACCTGGCGGTCAATGGCTTCGATGGGCTTGTCGATGATGCCAATGACCTCATTGATCTGCGACTTGAACACCGCGAAGGGCTGCATGTACTCCCGCTCCTGCCGGATGCGTTCATCGTTCAGCGCCTTCTTCAGCCGGTTTAGGTTGGCGCGGTCTGCCTTGGCGATCTTGACCTGATCGTCGGTGTAGGCGATGTTCGCATACGCCTCAGCCTTCGCGACCAGCTTCGCCTTCAGCTCCTCGTAGTTCCAGCTGATGGCCTTCGGGACTTGGTAGGGGGTCATTTTCAGTTCCATTAGTAGCCTCCTTATGTATTATTCAAAGGACATCCGGCAGCACCAGCGGCGGCCTTTCGTCCCTTTTCACGTACTCCCAGAACTCCGCGCCCTTTGCCATCATGTAGTCGATGTCATCCTGGACATCGGCCCGCTCGATGGTGTAGTGCTTCGTTTGAAGGTAGGGAACACCGTCAAACATCGTCTTGAGCTGGGCTTTGAGTACGGCGAAATCAGCCTCAACCACCGCCATGTAGAAAAGCACCTGGCAGTAGTAGTTCATGGGAATCTGCTGATTCCAGCGCTCCTTCTGCATTGATTGCAGGATTTCCGTGGTCTTGATTTCCAGCACCCCGCGGCGGCCATTCTGATCGGTCAACCAACCGTCCAGCGAGGCCTGCGCCCACGGATAGCGGGGATTCGTCCAGCTATTGTTTTCCACATAGTCCACACGGTACTGTGGAAAATCCAGCCGGAACAGCCCGCGAAGGTGCATCTCGGCTTGTGTGCCATACTGCACATAGGGCTTGTCGGAAATATCCTCCGGCTTCTTCCTGCCGGTCTTGTACTCCCAGAGGGTGATGTTGTCCATGTAGGGATTCTGGCCGATGATGGCAGAAATCTCGCTGCCGCCGATGCCGCGCAGGCGGTTCTTCAGCCATTCCTCATGGGAGCCGAGGACGATCATCTCAGCGGCCATTGCTCAGCAGCCTCCGCAGGCCCTTCATGGCCCCATCGGAATCGCCAGCAAGAATCTGGCCTTTCAGGGTCTTGTATTGCTGCTTGGTTAGCCTGTCCCGGCAGGCTTTCAGGTTCATCGCAGCCTTCACATCAAAGCGTTGCATTCTTCTTCATCCTTTCTTTTGTAGTGCTTCATTGATTCGCTTGCTGGCTATCTCGTAATAGCCCCGGTCAAGCTCCATCCCGATGAAGGAGCGCCCGGTGTTCACGCAGGCCACGCCGGTGCTGCCGCTGCCCATGCAGTTGTCGAGTACCGTTTCATCAGGATTGGTGTATGTACGGATCAGCCATTCCAGGAGCGCGACGGGCTTTTCGGTTGGGTGGAAAGCCTTTGCAGGGTGTGTCTTCTGGAATGTCAGCAGGCTCGTCGGATGCTTCATGCAGCCCTGCTCTGCTGAGTTGTCAACCACGGCATAAGAGCCGTAGTTATGGTTCGCCATCCCTGAATCGGCAATGTCTTTCCCGGCTGCACGCCCCTTGCTGTGATTCCTGGCCCCCTCCGTTTTCTGCGGATTATAGGTCGGCTGCATTTTGTAGAAGACGCAGACTTCCTCAGTCCGGCGAAGCGGCATCTTGTTTGCATTTAGGAACCCGGAGGTGAGAACCTTGTCCCACACCAGGTTGTACCGCCACAGCCGAGGCTCGGATAGCATGAGCTTGGCCATGAACAGCCCGTCAGCGAACAGGCAGATCGCCCCGTTCGGCTTGATGATCCGCTTGTATTCATGCCACAGGACATCAAGGGGGAGTACGCTGTCCCAGTTGTTTCTGGTTACGCCATACGGCAGGTCGCACAGGATCATGTCGATGCTGCCGTCAGGTATGCGCTCCATGCTTCTGAGGCAGTCGGTGCGACTCAATGTGATACTCATGACAACACCTCCCAGAGCGTGATCTGCTCAGGCTTGGTCTTCTTGGCGGGCTTCTTCGTCTTCTTCTCCGTGACCTGGATGATCACCGGTTCAGGCTCCGCGGGTTCTGGCGGCGCTGCAGGTTCGGGCCAAGCCTCCGGCGCGTGCTCCTTGACACCTTGCTCCAGGCCTTGGAAGAAGGCCTTCATCCGCACGGCCTGCCTGCGCATTTCCCACGGGGTTGCAAAGTACATCGGCGTGTACCATGTGTTCTCCCCGCCGTCGGCGAACAGGACGTGCCCGGTCATGGGGTCTGTCAGCGTGTTGCCGATGTGCACATATCCGGGCATCCCGAACAGGGACATCTGGATGTAGCACATCAGGCCGGTTGTGTAGTCAATATCCTGTGCCGTGAACATGCAGCTCGTCTGGTAGTTGAGATGCAGGTCGTTGTACATGATGTCGGCAGCAGCGACAAGCGTTGCGCCCGCGCCACAGGCCGGGTCATTCACGGAAATCCATCCACGCTGATCGACCTGCTCCATCACGTCCGACAAGGTGATTTTCGCCATCATCTTGCACACGTCGTATGGAGTGAAGAACTGGCCTCCCGAATCGTTGCCCAGGCCAAGCTCCATGAACACCTCGCCCAGGAAGTCACGATGACCTCCGTTTTCAAGGCTCATGGTCAGATGCGCGAACAGCTCCACGAAGGTGTCCATTTCCTCCTTGCTGTAATGCTTGGCGATGTCAAGGTACATCTTCTCGCGCTTTTCGCGGTGCCGGGGATCGACGGCGTTCGAGATCGTGGTCGCAAACAGCCAGATCATGTCTTTCCATATCTCCCACCGGGAATACCGTCCGCAGAGGGAATCCACCATCTTGACGAACTGCTTCTTTTCTTCCTCACGAAATCTGCTCATGTGTCACTCCATCAAATCCGCAGTCCACTTGCGGTATTGCTCCGCGCACTCGTCGCACATCGGTTCGTCGCCGAATAGCCAGCAGCGTTCATCCTCGATGCGGTGCCCGCATTCGCAGCAGATCGGCAGGCGTTTCATTTCCTCTGCCTGCGCTCGGTCATATGCGTCGTAGTCCGCCACGGGGTCATCCGTGTACTGGGGCCATCGTGCCATCCTTGGTCACCGCCCTTCGCATGGTTTCCTTGCCGAAGGCCATGACAGCCCGCCGCAGCGCTTCCTCGCGCTTCTGGCGCTCCTTATCGTCAAGGCCCGGCCTATGAACAACGATTTCAACGTTGCCGTAAACATATGTATTGGTTCGGGGCTGCTCCATCAGATCACCCCTGCTTCCGGGCCTTCAGGTACTCCTGCACCCGCTTGTCGTTCAGCTTCTTGATCTCGGCCATCAGGGCCAGCTTTTCTTTGATGGTCATGGGCTGCCTCCTTCCATTGTCGCATGTCATGCGACTTTTAGGCTAAAAAAATATCATAGGCTTCTGTATCGGTCATCGGCACGCGTTTCCTGATCTTCGCAGCGTCGCCGATGGTGATTTTCTCAGGCTGGTCGAGCTTCCTGTACATCGTGGACGGATGGTAGCCCAGGGCGGCAGCCAGCATTTCGACTGTGATCTCATGCTCCACCAGCTTGCCTCTCAGCTTGTTGATGTTCATGCAATCGCTCCTTTCTCACATTTTGTCGCATGCCATGCGACTAACTGTAGTTTAGCACTGACGAAAAGTATTGTCAATAGGTTTTTCGCACTTGACGCGAATTTTTTATGTATTTTTGGGCCGAAAAGTTGCGAAAACGCGAAAACGGTTGTATAATTCATGGTGAATCCAAATATAGGGAGGAGGTGGAGCATTGAAAATAGGTGAACGAATAAAAGCCCGCCGGAAAGAGCTATGCATGACCGCCGACGAGCTGGGTACCCGATTAGGGAAAAACAGAGCAACGATATACAGATATGAAAAGGGGGAGATCGAGAATATGCCGCTCGACATCCTGGAGCCGATTGCTGAGGCCCTGCAAACCACACCGCAGTATTTGATGGGGTGGGACAAACAGGCCATAGCGGTCAGCCCGGTGGAAATGGCCGAGCGGCACTTTGAGATGGTAATGGATGAAGACATCAATGATATATTTGATGATTTCAGGAAGCTGGGCGATGCTGAGAAGCAGATCGTCAAAGACCTGGTTCACAGCCTGGCAAAAACAAAAACGGAAGCCTAATTGCTTCCGAACATTTTCCGTATGAAAGTGAGTATGTACAGGAGTTGGCTTTCGCTCAGTTTTTCGAGGAATTGCGTGATTTCTGATATGTGCTTTTCTTTCATGGGGACGTGCTCTCCTTTCATAATAAACCGGGGCGGAACATGTGTTCTTGGAAATGTTCTGAAAATATCGTAAAACATGGCAATTCAAAAATCAATGGTAACTTTTCCCTCGGTAGAATACACCAGCTATGGGCCGGATCGGAGCCAGCCGACACGGAAAGACAAGGAGCGACCTTAAAGGGGGTGATGCTTCAAAAAACGCAAAACATTCTATATAAAGGGGGTGAAACTTTCAACATTGCCAGCAAACATTGCAACTATACTTTGAAACTATGTTGCAATCACACACAGGAGGAAAGACATCATGCCAGTCAACGTATTATCGGATGAAGCATACATCATCTACTTGCGTAAATCACGGGCCGACAACCCGCACGAATCTGTCGAAGAAGTCCTTGCCAAGCACGAAATACAACTGCAGGAATATGCAGAACGCGAGCTTGGAGGGAGAATCCCGGAGCACTGCATTTTCCGCGAAGTCGTTTCCGGTGAAACTATCGCCGAAAGGCCGGAAATGAACAAGGTGCTCGCCATGATCGAGAACCCGAAGCTCAAAGGTGTGCTTGTCGTTGAGCCGCAGCGTCTTTCCCGTGGTGATCTGGAAGACTGCGGAAAAGTTGTCAACGCCTTCCGGTACTCAAAAACTGAGGTCGTCACGCTGAACATGACCTATGATCTCACCAATAAGATGCAGCGGAAGTTCTTCGAGCAAGAGCTGATGCGCGGCGGTGACTTCCTCGAATACACGAAGGAAATCCTGCTGCGTGGCCGGATCGCCGCCGTGAAGCGTGGCTGCTACATCGGCAACATCCCGCCCTTCGGCTTCAACAAGATCGTTGACGCGGACGGGGACAGCACGCTCGAAGCGAACGATATGGCACCCGCAGTGCTGATGGCCTTCGAGATGTACGTCAATGAGGGCAAGACCTATCTCCAGATTGCGCGCCATTTTGACAGCCTGGGCATCAAGCCCTACCGGAGCAAGGTGTGGGAGAAGTCGTCAATCCGGGCCATGCTGAAGAATCGGCACTATATCGGGCTGGTAGTCTTCGGCGCATACCGCACCGAAAAGACGGTCGAGAACGGCCAGGTCGTCGCCCATTCCGTGCGCCAGGCAGAGGATGAAGTGATCGTCGCCAAGGGCAAGCACAAGGGCATCGTGCCGTTGGAGCTGTTCGAGGCTGCCCAGGAGAAGATGGACAATAACCCGCGGGCGAAGTGGGACATGCCGCTGCAGAATCCGCTGGCAGGCTTGCTATGGTGCCAGAAGTGCGGGCGCGCGATGGCGCAGCACCCCTACAAGCACGCCGAGACCCGTGTCGAGTGCCGGAACCGGAGCGGCTGCAACGCGAACTCCGCGAAGCTGCGCGAGGTCGTGGAGGCCGTGGCCTATGCACTGGAAATGGAGCAGCTGCCAGAACTGGAGGTCAAGCTGACCAACGACGAGGGCAAGGCCGCCAGTATCCAGAAGAAGCAGCTCGAAAAGATGAACAAGGAAATGGATGAATTGCATGCCAAGGAAGAACGGCAGCACGATCTGCTGGAAAGCGGAACCTATTCCGAGGAAACCTTCCTCAAACGGAACAAGGCCCTGCATGCCCAGATGGAGGAATTGCGGTCGAAGATATACGAAGCCAAGCAGAACCTCCCGAAGGAGATCGACTACCAGGACAAGATCATCAAGCTGCAGGATGCCGTCGAAGGTCTGCGCGATGATTCGCTTTCAGCGGAACAAAAAAACCGCCTCATGAAGGCGATTGTCCGTCGGATCGACTATGAATTTATTGAGCGGAAGCGCCGCCAGACGCGGTTCCGGCTGCATATTGACCTGCTGCTGTGAGGGCGCAGGTACAATGTGTACATCATGGGTATGTAGGTTCACACACTTCCCTATGATGTACACACCGAAAGGAGGTGTACACTATGGAAAAGAAACGCATGACTACCAAGGAAAAGTTGGCGCTGATGGATCAGATCAAAGAGCGCAACGAGCAGCGCCGCCAGGAATTCGCGGAGCAGGAAGCCGCGAAAAAGGCCCGCGAAGAAAAGCTGCTTGATATGTACCTTGAAGGGCACATCACGAAGGAGCAGCTGTACAAGCGTATCAAAGAATAGCACAAGGGAGCCAAGGGGTGCAATACCCCTCGGCTCTTTTTATGCGAATTTTATGTAAATTTCTCTGTAATTATCTGAATTTTCTGCATTTTACCCCTTGACAATTATCCCCCGATGGGGTATAATACATAATGTAAGGAGGGCAAACAAAGCCTCCTGGCGTGAAGGATAAAACAGAATGCGGATAGCCCCGCCCGCCTCACGAGGTTCAAGCGGAAAGCACGATGCGAAAGGTAACCTACCACGCCTCCCCCACCAACACACTCCAACGAAAGAAAGGATGCAAGAACAATGTACAAGCGCGGACAGATCATTAAGATGGGAACCAAAATCATGATCAATAACGTGGTGATGAACTATAAGATTCGTGGAAATGGCTACTGGATGTATGCTGCAACGTTGGAAGAAGCTCAGAAGATTTCTGAAACGATCAAGGAAATCTGGTAAATTAGAATTTTCCACCGGGCGGGGCGGTATAACCCCGCAGAAAGGACGGAACATCATGAAGGACAAAAACGGCATCGAGATCAAAACTGGCATGATCGTCAGGGTAAGCGGAGCTTATTTCAAGCACGACAACGGCCTCTATTTCGTGGACAACTCTCCCGGTGACCCTTCCTGGTCTGGTTCTGATTATAGCCTGCACAAGATCGGCAAAAACGGAAAGATCAGCACGACAGTCTACTGCATCTGCTTCTGGCCCATCCATTCTTTTGTCAGTGATAGGAGAAAGACCGCAGAGGCTAATTCTTGGAACGCCCAGCATGCCGAAATCGAAGTCGTCCAGATCGCGAACATGGCCGAAGTCAAAGCCCGATTCACGGATAAAGCCGCAAACCTCGAAAAAACGATCCAGCGGGAAGTGTGGGACTTTGGCGAAGATAGCAATGTCGTTCAAACGCACAGAGCACTGCAAGCTCACTATGAAGCCATCGCAGCAGCTATGTAAGAACATGCCGAGCCCGGCGGCCAATCCGGGCAGAAAGGATCAACGATGAAAACTGTTCCCAAATACGTCATAAGGATGTTAGAAAAGCGGCGCATACTCTCGCAGAAGCTACTGTCTGCATGTGTTGAGGTGGATAATTATTGCAGAAAAATAGGCGTTGACTTTGATGACCCGGAGGCTTGCTTGACAAGTGATATTCGGATATATTGCGAATTTGACGGTGCGTATGGCTCCACTTTACGCGTGATTCAAAAGACCCTTAACCAACAAAAAAACCGCCTTCCTGCGGGCGGAAAGGAGGAAACAGCATGAACATCAAGGACATACGCAAGAGCGTGGGCATGTCTCAGTCGCAGTTCTGCAAGGCGCTGAACATCCCCTTGAAATCCCTGCAGAAATGGGAAATTGGTGAGCGGAGCTGTCCGGTATATGTGGTGGAGCTGATCGCCTACCGGGTGCAGCATGATCCGCTGTTCAAAAAGCAAGACACAGGCCAGGGCTGATGCCCTGGTTTTTCTTTTGAAAAAAAGTTCAAAAAATTGCAAATTCCTCCTTGACTTTTATCCCCCAATGGGGTATAATACAATCAGCCGGAAGGGCAAGGGACAGAAGCCCGCCGGGATGAAAGGAAGCAACACCATGCAGAAGATCGAAGCCTTTGAAACCGCCATCGCCAGCCAGGTGAAAGACATCCGCGACATCGGCATCAACCCCACCATGTTCTGGGCGTACCGGGACAGCCAGGAAGCCGAAAGCGACCTGCTGAACTTCTCCGAGGTGATCTGGAACACAGATATTGCCCCCATCGTTGAAGCCTGCCGGGAATACGGCATCCGCGAGTTCACCATCAGCAGCACCTTCTCCAGCCTGCTCGAAACGCTGGCAGAGTTTGAAAAGCTGGGCTGCAAGCTGGCCGGGCTGACCACCGTGAAGACCCGGTTCACCGATTTCCGAACCGGCGAAAAAGAAATCAAGCCCGCCGTGCTGATGAAGCTGTAACCCCCACCGACAAGAAAGGAAGTATACACCATGAACACCACCGCCCGCCTCACCACCTACGATCTCCGCGCACTCTGCATCAAGCACAACTGGTTCACCCACGGCACGAACGAACAATACGCCAAGCTGTTCTACGCAAACGACATGAAGGCCCCCATCGACGAGCTGGTCACGATCATCTGGCTCTGCTCCGATGACAAGTGGTGCCGCCGCGACATCAAGCACGAACTCATGGAAGCCATCAACAAGATCGGAGAATAAAGCGACCAGCCCGCCCGTGGGCCTTGTACGCGGGCAGAAAGGACAGCACCATGACCAGCGCCGAATACTACACCCGGATGTACAGGATCACCCACAAGGAGACCCGCACGACTGAGGACACCCCCTGGTGGGTTGAGTACCTAATTGCCGGAGTATTGGCGGTCGTGGTCGGGCTGATCTGCGCCTGCTGAATAAACGCAAAAAAGGGAGAGGCACGAAGCCTCTCCCTTTTGTTGTGTTCTTGACTGACTTTCTTGATTTACTTGACTGGTAGTTGACTGATTTCTTATGTTATTTCATCAGCACAGCCCACGTTTTCGGGCCTGCGATGCCGTCGTCCTCCAGGCTGTTCGCGCGCTGGCACGCCTCCACGGCCTTCTTGGTTTTCGCGCCGAAAATGCCGTCAATCGCGCCGCAGTCGAATCCCATGTCATTCAATCGCCATTGGAGCACGCGCACCTGCGTCCCCTTGCTGCCATTCTTCAACGTTTTCATCTTGTAGACCTCCTTGCTGGATTGTGCATCCGAATTTCCGCCAGATTCGCCCGCTGTGGCCCCTCCAACCTCCGGGGCGGGTATTTGTTCATCCTTCGCCACGGGAGCGTCAGGGGCCGTTTCTGTGCCTTTCAGACGTGCCGCAACGCGAGCGCGGAACCTGTCCATACTATCGCCGAAGTGCTTCATCCAGTTGCCAGGGTCGCCATGGTTGGATGCATAACCGGCTTTGTGGGCTTCGGCGTGGCTGGTGATGCGGGCAGCGCTCCAGCCGTACAGCTTGCACAGGTGCGCGCAGTATTCCTCCGCAACCGTGATCGCCTTCCAGTAGTAGTCAGCATCATCGTTGCTGCCCTGGCAGATTTCCATTTGGAGATAGGCGTGCGGGTCGTAGTTGTAGCTGCCCTTTGAGCCAGCGCCGCAGCCCCAGCATGCCACATCGTGAGGCAAGGTCTCAGCAACGGTCACGTTGTCATCCTTGTCGTAGCCGATGAATGCGTGCACGCTTTTTGTGGCCGTTTCCTTGTTCCAGTGGTTGTTGTACTGGTTGCGGCCCAGGTGCCCCTCTGCGTCCACATAGCGGCGCAGCTCCCGGTTGACAGCCCCCGTGCAGTGCAGCATCGCCCCCTTGGGCTTGATGCTTCTCCTTTTCTTCGTGGCATAACACGGATGCTTCGTAAAATATGCCTTGATGATTTTCAGCATGTTCATTCCTCCAATCGTGGAAAAAAACGCGGTTTTTTTACATCAAGTTGAAGTTTTGACGCTTCAAATGTTCAACTTGATGTATTTTTTGATGTTTTGATGTATTGATTGATACAACAAAAAAAGAGGCGGATTGCTCCGCCTCCCTTTTATTCGATTTTCCCGGTTTCCAGCTCAGGAAGGCCCGCCACGCTGGTCAGCAGGGACAGGATGCCGGACAGCAGCGCAGCGCTGCCGACCATGACCCAATTGACCTCGCCCATCACGGCAGAGGTGCCGATGGTCGCCACGGCGGTCTGGGCGACGGTCTTGATGGCGCGGACACCCGCGGCCTTGATCCACTTCACAAACTGTTCCTTCATGATGTCATTCCCCTTTCTTTTCAGGTGGTTCGGTAGGAAGTGCCAGGAATTTCTGATGGAGGTCATCCATCACGCCGTTGGCACCCAGCGAATGGTATTGAGCCCAGCAGTTCTCGAAGTTCTGCCGGGCGTAGATCGGAGCATAGCCCCGTTCCTCCCATTTGTTATATTCGGCGATCATCTGCGCGCGCAGAAGGGCCTGAACGCCCAGGCGCACGCCCTTGATCTGGTTGAGAAGATACTTGACCGCTGCTGCCAGCAGAGCCGGAATGCCCAGCAGGCAGAGCCATTGGTATACAGTCACGAGAAACATCCTCCCTTATCCGCCATACGGCGCGAGAGCACCGTCCTCGGCGTGCTGGATTTGATAGGGTACGAGCACGCCGTCCTCGGCGCGATAAAGCTGATAGGGAACGAGTTCCCCGCTCACGGCGCGGTAGATGATGCCGTTCAGCTTGTATTCGATCAGCAGATAGACCTCGGTGATCTTCGTCTCTGCCGTGGTGTAGCCTGTTGAGGTGGTGTTGCCGTTGGCCCGGAAGCGGAAGAGAGCCTCGAAGGACGTTGCCTCCTGGTCGATCTCCACGTCTACAATGCCAGTATCCGGCACCCATTTCTCGTTCATCGTCTTCGCATAGAAGCCCGATGTCGGGTAGCTCCACACAGAATGCACATGCGCCCCGAGCAGCTTCGCACCAGCCGGAATCTTGTATGCAAAATTGACGGTTTTGGCTGACCAGCTCGGCCCTTCGGTGATTTCCTTCACGCCGTTGCTTCCCGTTACAACGCGCCAGGTCGAGAACAGCGCGAAGTCATCATGCGTCACTTTGAGCTCGGCCATGGCTTACACCTCCGACTTGATGAGATACCACATGCCGTCGGTCACGGTCTCCGGGGTGCTCTCGGCGATGATGATGTCGCCCAGGTTCTCCAGGGTGATTTCCAGCTCCTCGCGGGCCTCCTTAGCCGTGGTTGCACCGGTGCCGCCGCTCTCAATCGGAACGGCACCATAGAGGTCTTGCGCGCTGGTTTTCTGCTTGCCGAACGTCTTCCAGATGCCGACACCGTTCTGGTAGGTGGCATCATACTGCAGCGTGATGGGCCTACCTGCGGAGAAGTAGTTTTCCAGCCTCGGAGTGGCAACGGCGGCAGTATTGAAGCTCAGAGCCAGGCGGATCATCTTCCCGCCAAGGCCGTTGACGTTCAGCGCGGGGGTTTTTGTTGCGCTGTTGATCTCAGGGATGATCGTCAGCAGCATGCCATTGTGAAGCTCCGTCACGCCAGGCACGTCCGCGGTGTACAAAGCACCATCAGCAGACAGCGCATCGACAATGGGGATGCACTCCATCAGGCTGGGAGCGCCGATGTGCTGGCGCACCTGTTCCGGGGTTTTCTCGACCATCGCGCCGGTGCCGTTGCCCACAAGGTAGCTGCCGGAGGTGACGGCGCTCTTGCCCGTGCCGCCCAGGGCGACGCTGCGCACCGCCTTCCACTTCTCCTGCAGCTCCTTCAGACACGCAGACACGCGGTTCATGAACCAGTTGAAATACGGGGCCGGGGGCTTGTCGCCCGCCTGGAAGCCCCTGCTTTTCAGCGAAGCGGGCGGCTCGGTGCCCTCCGCGCTCCAATCGGGTACAGTCTTCTCGAAATCCATTTTCGTCAACTCCTTTGCTTATACAGGCAGGCTGCCGCCCGCGTTGTCGGACACAAGGCCCAGGTATCCGCCGATGGTCTGGGCTTCGTCCGCAAAGCCCGCCGCCTCGTCATAGACCAGCTCTGCGCCGCAGAACTCGAACGTGCCAGCGAATCTCATGGCTTCCATGTGCACGCCAGCCGGAAGCAGTGCGTTGATGATCTGCACGGCGGTGTTGATGTCGATGTTGCTCTCGTTGAGCTTGGAGATCGGAAGGCCCTCCAGGGTGACCGTGCAGGGCTCCTCCGACTCTTTCAGGATAATCTCGGACGGTTCACAGTCGAACGTTGAGCAGATTGCAAGGACGATGCTGTTATAGTCCGCATTGGCAAAGTTGCGGGTGATCTTGTTCTTGATCAGCACGCGGAACTGTTCATCCGTGGCCGTGCCGCGGGGATGGCCCAGCATATCGCCGTACAGGTCAAGGGTCGCACCATACGCCTTGTCGATGTCCAGGCTCTCATAGATTTCTCCCACAGCCTTGCGCAGGCTGTCAGATGCGCTCTTTTCGATTTCCAGAATCTTGGCGTTGTTGGAGCTGTCGTCCTGCCTGTACACATCCGGCAGATTCCGGGCCAGCTTGTCACGGTTGAAATGCGTGACCATTATGCCGTCACCTCCACCAGCACGCCAGCGCAGATCGCGATGCCATATTCAGGCACGGCCACGTTGCTGGTGCCGTAGGAGCTGCCGCCGTCTGTGGACAGTTCGAGCGTGGTCACTTCCTGCACGCCGGTCACGCCGTAGATGTGACCGTAAATAGCGGACAGCACAAGCGTCTTGCCGATGCCCAGGCCGTTGATGTACTTGGCGACGGCTGCCTGAATCTGTGCAACTCCATCGCTTGCAAAGGCGGAGGTCGTCTTGATCGTCGCCTTGACTCTGATCTGCACCTTC